CTTGTAATGATGATGCGCCGAAAGAAGTAGTACCTCCAGATGCTCCATTGTTAGCCCCTGATGACCCACCGGATCCTACCTTCGGCAGTTCGGTAAACATTTGTTCTAAGCCCATATTAATATCCTTTTTATGAAAATTCCCAAACAATAATAAGCCCACCAGACCCATTACCCCCGGGTTGGTTTGAGGTGTTTCCTGAAGCACCGCCGCCACCACCGCCATATCCCGTGGCATTAAAATCTTGATCGGAATTTGCACTCAAACCGCCTTGACCATAAAAACTGTTTCCACCTGCTCCACCTTGGAAGTATGTTCCAAGACCCAGACCTGGCGAACCACCTCCTCCACTCATATTTATATTTCCATTGGAACCAGCCCCAGGACTTTGCCCCTGTCCTCTGGCAAGCCCTGTAAAAGGCACAGCAATAGGAGGCCCACCAAATCCTCCTCCTCCACCAGTTGCTTGTAATGATGATGCGCCGAAAGAAGTAGTACCTCCAGATGCTCCATTGTTAGCCCCTGATGACCCACCGGATCCTGCTGCTCCTACAGTATAGGTATAGGTAGATGAGGCAGACGCAACATATAATCTTGCATATCCTCCGGCATCACCTCCAGACCCTGCGCCTAAACTTCCAAAACTCACCGCAGCGCCACCTCCACCGCCACCGCCGCCAATAACCTCAACTAAAATTGAGGTGACATTAGCAGGTTTTGTATAGGTTTGTGCGCTTCCTGAAGTGAATATCTGAAAGCTTCTTAATCCGCCTGTTGCAGTTAAATTAGTTGCAACACCAACGGATGGTGTGCCCAAAGCGGGCGAAACGAGTGTAGGCGATGAAGACCCCACGAATGTACCTGTGCCTGTTTGTCCGGAAAGACCTACACCGACGCTATTAATTTTGGCCATTTATTCTTATCCTAAGAAATAGTAAATCCTGTTGTCATACAACTTCGAGTAACCCAAGTCGTATTAGCAACGACACATATTACTTCAATGCAATCATATTGTTCTGCAGAAGTAATGCTCGTAGATGCGGACGATCCAATTACTTTTATGGTTTGAGCTGAACCTGGGGCTAATATCCACCCGCCAGCACCGTTTCCAGCAATTGATACAATACTCCCAGCCGCGGCAGTAGTAGGCAATGTAATCGTTACTTGGCTTGCGTCGGTGATGTAATAGCCGGTATTGACCGTTGCGGTTATAGACGTAGTAGCAGCCGCTATCCAATTTACCGCGCTTACAAGCGTTCCCAATACATTGTCAATTCCTTGAAGATTCCCCGTAACACTATCTGATTTAAAATTGGTTCCTGCCGTTGGCGTATAATTAATTGGCGTAAAGTTTGTATTGGCTTCTACTCCATCAGACAATGATGTCAAAACTATATTAGCTGCAGATGCACCACTAAGATAAACCGGAGTTGTCGCGTAACTTGTTGAATCTATAATTAAGTTATTTTGAACTCCATCTATAGTTAATACAGATTCATATAAATTAGAACCCGTGATAATTGCAGTTTGGGTACTCGTATTTGTTGTTTGAATAGTAAGGTTACCACCCAAGCTATCTAAATTATCAACAAAGAATAAACTAGTTGTAATAGAGGAATTATTAATAGAAGTGACGGGCCCACCTACTCTTGAATCCAATAAAGACAGAATAATATTAGTTGCAGTTAAGGACGTAGTAGAGCTGCCTGATTCATTGAATAAAGAGTCTAAAACAACTACCTCTCCACTAGAATTGGTCCCAGAACCAACAACGACTATCGATGGCGTTCCATAAATAAGTATATTAGTAAAACTTACACGAGCGCCTTGAAATGTATTAAATGTTAAATTTATTCCTGTGGCAGCATTTAGCTCTAAATCTTGGAGTGCAGTATTTGCGTTTGCTGTTGTATCAAATAATGCATCTAAAACCACACTACCAGTCACATTAAATACGGCAGCATTGATATTCCAGCCCGAAATATAAACAAAGGGCGATAAAGTCATGTCACCTGTAATATTAAAAATCCCTAATGCGATAATAAGATATGGAGTTGTGCTACTTGCAGAGAGCACAGCAACGCTTCGTGCTTTTTCATAAGTCGCAAAAGGCTTTTCTATGACTCCCGTTCCCGTTGTATCATCTCCATCATTGGCAACAAACAAGGCTTGAGCGGGACTCGTGAGTTGATTCGTAAATTGCGCAGCAAAGTTACCATAAGTCATCGCGGCATCATCACCAGCTCCATAAGGAGATTGTCCAAAATACATCAAATCTGTACTTGCGTTAGACGTAATTGGATTGGCTGTATAAACCTGATCGATATTCCTAGACATTCCGTGTCCTTTTTATAATAAAGTTAAATCTTCATCATCTAATAATAAAAAATTAGTTCCATCTAATAATAGAAAGTAGCCCTCTATTGGCGGTAAAACAGTTCCTTCGACATTTTCATAAGGAGAAAAAACACTCTCACTACCAAAACCGAAATTCACGTCAAAGATGAACCCATGAATACTTGACGGCATTACGGAATACTCACAGGCCACATAACAATGCTAACATCGGCCGTGGCTTGCCCTGTAATAATGCTAATATTTGTGCCGGCAAGTAATGTTAATGATGATGGATTTAATTCTGATGTCGAAGAGGCTAATGTAGCTCCAACAGGAATAATCGCCGCAGCACCACTTATATCCACCCAGACATCATTAGGGAAATAACGGAAAGATACGATCCATACGGCGAAATTTGATGGAACCGTAATGCTAGTTGCAGCGCCATTTGTGATGGTAGCGCTCCATTTATTGGCGCTTGGATACGGCGCATAACTATTATATCCTTGTATGTCGCGACCAAATTGCAATTCTGTAGACATATCCCTGTCCTCGTGTTTAAAAATTCTCTTTTTATCGACACATTTCTACATCATGTTTAACGCATCGCCTTATATTATAACTTGATAAATAAATTATACCATGTGCTCGGCTGCATAATATTAAATGGTAGATTTGACCCGTCAATAGCCACATCAACAGGGGTTACTGGTGTCCCGAAAACTGCATAGTCTCTAAACGAACCTACTGTTCCATTAAGCGTATTAAATGTTGTCCACCTATCAGTTGAACCTGGGTGATTATGTGCAGCTAATTCACCCTCTAATTGAACATGACCATATTGACCATAAGAAATACCTAACCCTCCAGCCGACACTCTATTAGTACCACTTCCAGAGTCTGCATATGGAATAACTATCTTTGCCATCGCATTTGCATAACTGGTAGCAACATACCAAGTGATATCTCTATCTGCGGGAGTTGAAACCACGGCATAGTAAATAGTATTTGGCGATAATCCAGTTGGAAGTGCTCCTCCTACATTACTGAATGTTACTGGTGATCCTGTAAAATTAGTAAAAGATGTTATTAATAAATTGCCACCGGAATTCGTGCCGTGAGCTACCGCTGTAAAGTTCGATGTAAAAGCAGAAGGCGGCACAGTCCCTGTTAATACCTGGCCAACTGCTTTAGTTAGTGCAAGAGCTTTGTTTGCATTCCAATCAGAAATAGCACTCCCTGAGCCTGTAATACTGACACCATAACCTACTGCCGTATTTGCGCTATTATACATCTGCGCGATAGGATTAGCTCCGCTGGTTCCTGTTCCTGTGGAAAATTGGTAGAAAGAATTCCACAATAGATTATATAGTGGCCAGCAATCAATATTTGCTCGCAACGTTGCATTGGATAAATTATTTCCAATTGTATTATCATTCATTGGCAACCAACCAAAATAATAGAAACTATTAAGACTCGTTCTAATATCGCCGGTGCGAGGACTATTAATTACTGTATCTACCTGATCGTAAGTCTGAAAATCATTGGTTGGTAAAATATTTTCCGTTAAATATATACTTGGCTTAGTAAAATTAATAGTACAAGAAATATTCAATGGCATTTGTACTTGCAAATACCATGCATCATCAGCGCCATTACCTAAATTTAGCCCAGAAGTAGCAGGAAAGAAACCCGAGAAAGTATATTCGGTCCAAATACTATTTAACGAATAAGTTATTAATTCTATAGGAGGGACAGCAGTTCCACCTGTTCCTGTGTCTTGCAACAGGAAAATAGTAATAACATTCTCACCGGGACTTGTTCCCCCTCCATTTTGCGCTTGAATTGAAAAGGTAAATGGTAAATTAGCTACAGTATTTAGATGTAATGAGATTGGAAATTGATAACATTTTTGAGTTTGTGATGTTCCTGCTGCACTACATACATGACTAAGATAATATTCTGGAACAATATTACCACTTATCGGCTGGGAATTTCCCAAGGGAAAGGGCGTAAAAGTAACAGTATTTGTCCCTGTTAATATGGCTTGCTGATATTGAATATCAGGCATTCTAAAACCATCATGCTGACTCGGAGCAACAACAGCAGTATAATTAGTGTCACCGAGAGGAATCGCTAATGTGGTACTATCATAAGTAAAACTAGAAAAAGGGGTTATATTGGTGGCATTAGGAAGCACATTGCGCCAGAAACCATTATTGATAATTAAGTTATTAAAGCTATTTACTGAAGTTGAACCTGCACCCGAAGGCGCAAGGAAAGGAAAATTTTCCCTTGTGATTTGGTTTGTTTGTTCATAATTAACAATTGTTATGTAATAAGGGTCGCGTTGCGCGTCATTTGTTTCATCATAAGGATAAAAGAAAGGAATTGTATCAACTCCATTAATGTCACAAATTGTTCCAGCAGCGCTTAAGGTGAGCGGATTAGGCAGAGCTATATATATGTACTTGCCTCCATTGGACGTTTGATAGTACCAATTTTTAAGCGTTGTACGACTGTTGTCGTGGTAACATGTAATAATGCCCGCAGACATGGGGCTACCATCTTTATCAACAAAAGAATCTTGCAACATTGGTGCTGCAACTAATAAATTTACGTTCCCTGAAAATACAATCATGGCAATCCTTTATCAAAATAACTTTTTAATTAAATTCGCAATTTTATGTTGCTGCGTATAAGCTACAGCAGCACCGGCCACACCTGTTTTTATTCTACGCTTATTTAATATCTTCGCATGCTCTTCTTTTTTAATCTGATGTTCTTTTTGTTGCTGCTCCAAATGTCTGGTTATTTCTCTTCTCTGAGCTTCATTTGATAAATACTCGGACGTCTTTGGATGAAATCCCTTAGCCATTTGTTCTTGTTGCGGGGTCATTTCTTCCGGTTTTTTAATATATTTACTAATATCATTTAATTGATTTTGCGCTTGATGATATTGTGAACGTTCCGCTTGGGCTGCTTTTTGTTGCGGTGTTAGCAAATACTGTATGTCTTCATTAATCGAAGCAGGATTAAATGGCGCTGCTTGTTTTAACGGATGATTCTTCCCTTGCATCAAGTGCTCTCTTAATGCGTCGGTATATTCTGGGCTTCGATATAAATAATTTCTAATATGTTGGTTATTGGGTTGCAACAAGGTGTCATGAAGCTTATCGCTAATCTTACCTTTATACGTCGCATTAAATAAAGCGGGCTCTGTTTTTACAGGACCCATTAATTGGCTATAATCTTTTTGAATTTGTTTGTATTGATTGAATGGCTGCTCTCCTACACTTGCTCTTATTTTTTCTTCAGCCTGACTTTGTAGCAATCTTAATTGCCTACTTGTTTTACGCAAAGATGTAGCTTCGGCATGAGTTGCGTTTTTAGCGGATTTTGAAGCATCCCAGGCCGCGTCCCTTAATTCTCGTGAAAAATTAATATAATCATTAACGGTTGCATCTTTAGATGGGAAATTAACGGCAATATTTTCCCCTTCTGAATTTGTGTAATTCAGCCTATCATTAGATACTTTATGACCCAAATTTTTAGTCGTTATAGAAACATGTGGCAAATTATCAAGATTTATTTCATGCCAATTAAAAGGCTCTTTAACCTCTGTAGCCCCGTGTTGTTTTTCAAAATCATTATAACGTTTATTAAAATTTTCATTTAGATCATTAACAGCCTTACTTGTTGCAGAATTTAAATTTAACCGCGTTTCTGATTTAGGTTTAATAGGAAAAATTGATGGCAATTGCGATTCAAGATTTTGATTCCTATTTGTTAATCCTTCTTGAACTTGATTTAGAAAACTATTAACACCTGTTTTTTCCGCTTGTCCAGCTTGCTTTTGTGCGTCCAATAAATGCCTTATAGATTCCAATGCTTCTTGTGATTCAGTAAGTGCTTTTTTGGGTTCACGTAAATATCCATAAGCTTTTTGACCGCCTTTTACCAAAGATGGAACCGATGCTAATAAGGCGCCCGTTATTGGGTTTTGTTCTTGACCTATAGCATAAGCAGCGCCTTGGCCAGCGCGATTAAGATTTGACGCCTCGCTAAATTTACCTAATTTACCTGCTAATCCGAAACCCGATAATGTTCTAACTAAAGACTCACCTTTCTTCTCAGGCAATATACCTAGTTTTTCTTCTATATCGTGTATAGGAATATGAGGAGCATATTTACCAAATGATTTAGGCAAATAGCCTTTTTCTGAAAGATATTTAGTTATGTTTCCAGGAACATTAAATAGACCTGCCGCGCCCTCTATTGGACCTATAGCCGCGTTTTTAAGAGTCTGAGAAATGTTTGTAGCACCCTTAATTTCTCCTGGTAACTCCATTAGTCCAGATGCTATTTCTGGGATGGCTCGTGCAGCTTTAATGCCTACATCTTCAAGTATTGATGTAGGTTGTTCCTTTGGTGCTTTCGGTTCTTTAGTTGCAAGGCCAATCTTAGAATAAAAATCATTTTTAGGCATATCAGCATAATATTTAGCATGAAATTTATCAGCAAAATTTTGATCATCCATATCATCATATTCTGGATATTTTTTCCTTAATTGTGATAAATTTGCCATAATTATCTAATCCCCAATGGGTCATTGTCTTTATTTTTTTGACTTGATAATTGCTGTGATACTTTTTGACCGAATCCAGTTTTAGCATGCTTAAACATTTTCTGTAATTCATAATCCATCACTTCTTGTGTTCTAGCCCAAACTTTATCCGAAACAAGAGACCTAAAGACGCCCATATCAAGCATAGCTTTTTCACGTAATTGTTTTTGTGCAGATACAGTAGATTTAGCATTAGCTAACACTAATCTTAAATTAATTAATTCAGGAGCTAAGCCTCGCGCAGCTAAGAACTTAGCTTGTTTCTCTTCATTTTTCCCTTCTAATTGATCTTTTACAAGTTTAGGACTATATCCAGCAACGGTTCTTGCATATTCACCTGTGTTATCACGTATAAAACTAGATAAATAATCAGCTTCTTTAGATGCAAATTGTCGCTGTAGCAACTGAGATTGAGCGGAACCTGTTAATTGATAGACTGGTTCAATCTCGCTCTCATCTTTAATCCCATGTTGGAATAATAAATCTTTCATTGATTTACCGCTGGATAACCAGCGAGCTGTATCATCTGCGGAAAATCCGGCGCCTTGACCTATTGCTATCATATGGGCCTTAGCATTAGCAGGTAAACTCTTCCATACGGCCATATTGTCTACCCGTTCACGATGATTTTGAAGAGCCACGTCTTTTTGTTTCTCAGTTCCGCGCGCTATTTTATTAACATAGTCTTTTGCTAATTTGGCTTGCTCGGAATCCTTGCCGTGTAACTGCTCTTGACTTTGAGCATAATCCTGAGCCGATTCCAGTGCCGTTACTTTGCTTGCAGTTTTACCCTGAATCTCTTTCAATATAGACTGCTTCAACATTTCCATTGGGCTCATCTGTTGTTGCGGTTGTTGCTGTGGCTGATTTCCAAAAGCAGATGGTATTTGAGATTCATTGGGGTTAGGTTGTCCTTGATGACCCGTTTGTTGCTGCTGCATCAACTCAGGGTGTTGCTGTAAGTACATTAATGCACCTATTTGACCTGCATGACCTGTCATACCAAGTAATGGATTTTGAGATCTCATTTGTTGAGCCGCTAACTCTGCCTTAAGTTTCTCAGGTAAGTTTGCATTGCTCATATGAGCGGCACGCGTTTGCTCACCTAATAATCCCGTGTGAGCCTCAGCTTGTCCTTTCTGAGCGCCTCTAAGACCAATTTGTGACTCCATATTTGGGCCATAGTATTGGTTGTGTAGTTTTTCTTTCTTCAATGCCTCTTCAAGCCCTGGCTGCAAGTACTTGGCTTTAGTGCCCTCTGTATAGCCCTCTAATACCTTTTTCAAGGCATTGTTCCACATAGAATCTTGTGGAGGAATTGCAGCATAATTAGTAAAGGTAAATGACATGATTAGCCCCCTCCGTACATATTAGAAGATGGTCCCATGCCAGGGAAGTTAAAGTTTTTAAAGGCACCAAATGCGCCACCCGAGCCGGCATTACCTATTCCCGTGAATATATTGCCCCAGAGGTCGGCTTGGTTTTTGTTTTTCTGAGCTTGTCCGTTAAAAGCTGAATTTCCTTGCTGTGCCAAAGTTTGCGCCTCAACATCTGCTTGATTCTTGCCAGCCTCAGCGCCTTTATTATAAAAGTTCTCATTACCGCTTAAACCTTTTCCATACAACCCCAGCGCCTTATCCATCCAGTTATTATAATCCTGGCTTGCTAAGTCAGTGGATAATTGCATGTTTTGTTGTTCATGTTGAGGGCTTCCAGCCATGCCTCCGGCTGCGGCCGCATTGCCCGCTCCTTGTAGTGCTTGCTGGATTGCAAATTGAAGTCCGGGCGATTGTTGGTATGACTCACCAAACTTATTCATCATGCCACCAGGATCATTCATCAGGCCATTATATTGACCTTCCAAATTGTGCCCTGCGTTTATGCCGTTATTAAAATAAGGCTCGAAGTAAGGCTTTGTAGCTCCCGGAATTTTATCATAATAGGGTTTTGAAGCATCCGCGGGATTCTTTCCGCCAGTAAACATATCCCAAAAGCTCATGATTCATCCTTAAATCATTTAATAATTCAATATACCACAGCCTTATTATTAAGTAATGGTGAATGTCCACCAGCGCGCTGCCGTCACATTAGGCGGGACTGCGCCATCGTAATTTATAATAAATATTTGTGGCACTGTTAAAGTTGTATTGTATATCATTTGACCGCTAATGTCTGGTATGCCAGGAGGCAATGGAACAGGCATCGGGGTGTAATATTGCGTATACAAATTGGCAATGTCTGTTGCTTGAGCGTCTGTTAAAGGAGGTATTAAAATGCCTTCATTCTTATAGTTTGCCTGTAACGCCTGAAACAATGACGCAAAACCTAAACTCCACAGCATATTAAAATTACCATTTTCATCAATCACGGGCGTAGCTCTCGGCAAATCTGGGAATAAACCACTTAATGGCTCCTGGGTTGTTGTCATCCTCTTTATATCCTTTCTATTTCCTGTGAATAATTTATTAGTGATAATTTTAGTCACAAACTATTAACTAAATTAACCTACTGTTATATACATCATAAAAATTCGTTAAGTAATTAAATTACATAATATTTTTAAACATATACATGAAACAGAGCTATATAATAATAAATATAAGTAATATATATATTATTTATTATTATTATTACGTCCTCGTATTAGCAATTCCATCCGTAACCACAAATCGACCCATTCCCCAAAACTTAAACTGTGCGACAAAATCATTAGCAATACCACATTGCCACCACATCAATCTATTTTTCCTATGACCAATTGCAGGAAGATATGCCGCCCATTGAGTTCCAAAAGATGCGCCGCCGTCAGTTGATATGGATAAATCAACATGAGGTAATGAAAAATTGCTCGTACCTGTATTCGCCATTTGTTGAGCTATAAGCCACGCCTCGGTTCCTATAGCGTCCTGTTGAGTTACAATTAACTCATCATCCTGAGTGATTAGAAAATCTTTATTCTGATAGACAAGGCCAATAAATCCGCCTTGAGTCTCTAATATTTCCCCATCCTGAGTAATGAGAATAATTTCGCCTAATGATTGTTGCTGATAATCAGTCTCACCTGATTCAATGGTAAATCCCACATCATTAATAATCCGATATTCTTGGTCTGGGGTTCGAATATTGCTGCAAATTCTAGTCCTTGGGATTTCATGATTTTCAAGAACTCCGGCATGGTTTATATCTTGATAAGTATAAAATTGAGTATCGAACGCAAATAGATTCCCATTGTTTCGTGAAACAAAATAATATTGATTATTAATGTAAGCCACGTCGGACGCGATAAAGTAGTTAAGATTTTGATCGCTGGCATTATAAATTTTTCCGGTATTGAAATCATAAAAAATAGATAAATTATCACTATAGAAATTAATGTGATAAAACAAATGGCCATCTTGGCGGTATAAAAATGCTTGTGAGTCCTGCGGATTTTGAAGGGTAGAAAAAAGATAATCAATCCCATCTGTGGTAATCGGCTTAGGCATTCCCCCGTTTGAGTAAACAATAATTGGGCCAGATTTTTCATTCTGAGCGAGCCAGACAACAATCTCGTCCATGTATGCAACTGTTGCAGGAGATAGACATCCATAGTCAATATTAAATTGATTGTTTCGTTGATAAGGGAATAACTGAGTGCCAACATTAAACCATGCTTCCGTAACGATACTTCCCATAACAAATATCATATTCCCCTTGGAAGGGAAACGTACGACTGCCTTAACATTATCTGGCTTTGTTTGTAGCAACCCTATCTTAGCAGCCGTAGAGGGCCAGGAAGTGCCGTCATTGCTTGCTGATAAACGCCATGTATTATTTGCCGGAGGGTTATAAAAGGTATCATTGCTGGCCGCCAAAATGAAATAAGTATCATGAAACGTTAAATATCCCGGAGTGAAGTTTAATGGTATTGTCTGGAAAACAGGGTTTAATTTCGGATCGTAGATATAGAATGCTGTGCCATCTGAAATTCCAATTTGAGGCTTGTTATTCTCGGATATGTATACAACCCCAGTTTGAGTTTGAAGCGTTCCAATTAAAATCTCTTGGGAATAAATCACACGCATTAGTTGTTGTGAGAAATTTATCGTTACCAAATAAACATTAGCGCCTACAACTACTACTAACTTATTAAATTTAGTGCTAGTAAAGGCCGCCCTTCCTTCCGTACCGCCATTAAAAAGAGATGATTTAATTGCAACCTGATATCCGGCATAAGGCACCATAAAACTATCAGACATAAACATATTGTAGGTTTTCTCAATGCTTATTTTCGGATATCTTCCGAAGACGCTTGAGCCTACGATGTTTATTGGAAACTGTTGAAAGTTCTGGCCTCTCGTTATCACGTTTAAACCATCCTTGGTTTAGTTTAATTACTTTGTTCGTGTTGCTTTAGGTATTGTATAGCTGATTCTAGTAGATTGATATTGTCTTTGAACCCCCCAATACCTATATTACAAGTGATCATGGCCGGTAGCCCTTACCAATATTGACGTCCCCCCAATTATACCCTGGGTTGGAGTCTGCATAGAGAATCGAGGTTTTTTTTCCTGTAAGATCGGGAGGCCCTTCATACATCAATTTACGTTGATAACTTAAAAGTATCCGCTCAGATTCTGGGTTAAACAGAACCCCATACTCGGAGCACATATAGCGGGCAAGAGCGTATCTTAAGTACTCGATGTACGCCGTGTCATAGCCTTGTATGCCATTATTAATAAAAGTATATGGCGTGTAATATTGGACGTTATAAGTATTAACAAATTGAGCGGTAACATCCTGCAAATCTGT